CTCCTTGTCGGCCGCCGCCACCGCCCGCCGAAACGCCGCAAGGTTCTTGACCCTGATGCCGTTAGAAGCCAACTCAGGCAGGCTTGTTGTAGGTGTCGATCGCGTCGTAACACGCCATCAGCTGCATCGGCGTCAGATCACCCACGTCCGCTGGCCGGAGATGACAGACATGGCCTAGCGCCGGCCCCCAGTACGCTTCGGGTCGCTCTCCTGCCGGCCCGAACCTGCTGGTGAAGAGCCGCCAGAACTTTGTGTTGACCCGGCGGCCACCGGAGGGTTTTCCTCATCATCCGGCTCGTCGCCGAACTCAACCCGTATCGCGCCCGCCTCCGCATCCCACAACACGTCCGTGTCCGCGTCCACGCCTGCGCGTCGCAACGCGATCAACGCGAACGCCACCACCAGATCCGTGTCACCCGACGCGAACGCATCCGACAGCTCCGCGCCCCGCACCCCGGCAACAGTCTTGATCGTGTGCAGCTCACGCATCGTGAACCCGTCGTCCAACGGGTAGGAGCCGTCGTAGGCGGTTCCCTCAAGAACGATCTGTGTCATGCCCGGTTACACCTCCAGATTTCGGTTGGCTATGCGGTCGCCCATGCGAGCGGCGCCGTCGGATCGGCGGACCGGAACACGCCCTCGACCTCCGACCGCTCGCCCAGCGACCCCGACAGGCCGTTGTACGCGAACATCGCGGCCGTGCCCGACAGCGACGGGTTCGTCGCCGACGTGACCGAACCGTTCGGCCAGATCTGCAGAGAGAACGTCGAGCTGTTCCGGTACAGCGGCTCGAGCGTCTGATGCACCTTCGCGGACGCGAAGTCCTGCAGGAACCCGATCGTGATCGTCTCCTCGGTCGCGCCGGGCAGGAACTCCTTCGCGCCGGTCGAGTTGAACCCCGACACGTCGACCTGCTCACGCTCGGCCGGCGTGTCGACACGGAACGCGTGGTCGGAAAGATCAACACCGTTGACCTTCACGACCACGTTCTGATTGATGAACTTCGCCATCGCTTGAGCCTCCTAGCTCGTCCCGGGGCACGCGAACGCGCCCCGGCTGGGGTTGGGTGTGTGCAAGGGAGGCCCGGTCTAGGTGATGGTTATGACAACCCGGACGGTCCACTCCGCCGCGAGCAGAGTGGCGTTCGGCTTGTCGGGTGTCACGATCCGGCGTGGGCCGGACACGCGTTCGACGAAGAGGTCGTCGACCTTCCCCCCAAGCGTCGTGTCTGCCTGGAGGAGCTCCTTGACCCCGCTCGCGCCGGGGTCGATCCAGTCGTCCATCGTGCGTTGCGCCTCGGTCGTGTCGCCAATCTGGACGATCCCACGAACAACGAAAGTCATCTCGTTGGTTTGCTTTCCGTAGGTGACGTCGTACACATAGGCGTCTTCTGGGAAGTCAAGCTCGAAACAGGGAGGCACAACTGGGGACATGAGGTAGCCGTCACCGTTCACGGACAACGACGCGAGCGCCGCCTTCACCCCGGCGCGAATGTCGCCGAGGACGCTCACGCAACCAGCCTCGCCGGCTTCTTGTCAACGCTTTCCAACAGCATCATCACGTCCGGGTCGGCGCGGGCGATACGCACCACCGAAGCCGTCTCCAGCCCGCCCAGCGCGATGGCGCCGAACGGTGCGTCCCTGCGGTTGTACAGCCGGGACGCAAGCAGGACGGCCGCCTGGTTGATCTGCGCCGGAAGCTCCGGGTACCCGAACGTGCCAACGATCTTCACGCTGTTTCGGTAGCCGGGGAACCGTGCGCCCGACTGTGACCTGAGCACGATCTGCCGGTACGGCTTGTTCTCCAACGCGTTGTTGACAGGCTCAAGCGTGAAGTGCGTGCCGGCCGTCCACGCGGTCCCGTAGCTGCCGTCACCGACGCTGTCGACGGTGAGCGAGGAGAGGGTGGTGAGGTCGTCGATGTCGACTACCTGGCCGTCCCTCGGCGTGTAGTAGCGGGTCTCCGAGGTCGTGAAATACCGAGTCCGTTGGATGATGTCGATGGCGCGCGAGACGGCGGCGACGATGTGGTCGATCCGGTCGTCATAGGTGGTGACACCGATGTTGAGCTCGAGCTTCAGTTCTGCGGTTGTCACGTACAGGTTGCCGCTGCCGCCCACAGTGACGGCCTGGCCGGTGACCGAAAGGTCTTCGGTGGCGACTTGGTCTGGGTCGAGGGTGCCGTCTTGCGACCAGACGAGCACGTACTGGCCGGCTGTGCCCGGCGATGTGCGGGTGGCGACGTACACGCCGCTGCTGCCGATCTCGTTGATGTCGCTTGCGGAGAGGGCTTGTGTGGCGGTGTCTCCGTCGTAGGTGCCGAGCTTGAGCGTGCCGACCAGTCCTGTGACGCCGAGTTCGAGGGTGGCTTCGAATGTGGTGGAGGGCGCGACCTGGATCATGGGGTGGCTTTCGTCTGGTTGCGGGTGCGGCGGTGCTGGGTGAGGCAGATGCGGGCGAGATCTGTTCTCCCGTGCGCGGGGACGATGAACCAAAGGGACTGCATCGGGCTAGTGGTAGAAGTGGGGGTTGTGTGTCACAGGCATCGGCCCGGTTACTGGCTTACTCCGACGGTGAACATCGACGGCCGGGATGTGCAGCCGGTCAGGTTCCGCCGTTGTGTGTGCGGCCATCCGATGGATGTTGAGGTGACGCGCGAGGGCCGTGCTCTTGTCCGTCGCGGCTGGTCGGTTGATGACCTTGCCCGCATAGCCGCCGAAAACCACGCGGCGAAACTTCGCCACTAGAGACCCCACTTGAGCGTCAGATAGTCCTTTACGTCGGTCATCTCGCCGCTCGATAGCTCCCGATCCCAAATCATCAGTTCCCCGACTGTTCCATCCAGGTTTTGCCCGCCTCCGCCGAAGAACGGGAACGTGATCGTCCCCGCCGTAGCAGTATTCGAGTCAGACGCGGTCGCCTGCGACGCGCCGACCTGAAACCGCGCTCCTGACGTGCTTAGCGCGTGCCCCACGACCGTCGCGGTTCCGGCGGAGATAGCTAGTCCCGACGAGATTACTGCCACGTCTCTCAGATTCACCTTTACCAGTCCCGATGTCTGCTCAATAAATAGACCTATTCGATTGTTTCCGCCAGCCGCGCTGTAAACCCATTTGTTCTCAGCAGAGAACGTGTCGGCCACAATCACCGCCATCGCGGAATGCGGCCTGGTACCAACCGTATAGTTCAACGTAATGGAATCGGAACCACCGAAGTCCGGTACCCCATAGCGACCCAACCGGCGGGCACCGAAAGAAAACGGTGTTGCCGTCCCGGCGTAAGGGCCGACCTTCGACAACACCGCTCCGATCTGCGACCCGGCAGAGTTCAGCCCGAGCTTTGTGAGATCAGCGAAGTCCAGCCAGAGAGAAAAGTCTCTCACGGAACGCGGCGGCAGAGGTGTGGGTCCTGCCACGATGCTCATAAGCGGCTTCGCTAGGAATATCCGCTTGTCTGCCGTGCGCAGCATCAGTAGTCGAGACGGTTCACGTAGCCGTAGATCACAATCTTGCTTGTCGCGTTCGCTGACGCCACAATCACGCCGCCGTTCTGCAACGGAAGATCCGCGACGACAAGCACAAGTCCGGCTCGCGCGGGAATCGTCTGCCGAATCAGGTTGTCCGGGTCGGTCGTACCGCCCCACCCGATGAACAGTTCGCGGTCAGTCGAATCGGTGTTGATCGCGAACAGCGTCACAAGGTCGTAGTCGGTTGTCCCGGAAACAGCGGTGTGGATCGTGGTGTCCGACCCGTCAAGCGGCGACCCGGTCGAGACGACGATCCCCTTCCCGTCCGTGCTGCCGGACAGCTTGATCTTCGATGCGGTAGCCATCAGGCGAATACCTCCATGTGAACGATGAGAGACACGTCGTCAGCGGAGGAGCCGCCCGCCGCGGCCGCCCACTTCACTCCTGCGGTCTGCGCCGAATCAGCGGTCAGCACATGCCCGTCCGTCCCAGCCGCAAGCCGAGCGACCGTGTTGTCGGCCGTCCCGACAATAAGATCGCCCTTCGCGTCAATCAGCGACTTCGCGATACCACCAAGCGTCGCGAGCGCGGTCGCGGCGTCCGAGTCGTCGAGAACCGTCCGCATGAACGAAGACAGATCCGCGAGCGCCGCCGTCCCCGCCCCGGTGAAATACGGAAGCTTGTCCGCCGCCGACGTCAGCCCCGCAAGCGCCGCAAGCTCCGCGTCGTACGCCTGGACGTTCGTCCCGATAACCAGCCCGAGAAGCGTCCGGATCGCCGCATAGTCCGCCGCCCCGAGAATCGACTGCACGTTCGCGGACGGGTCAATCCCCGCGTACGTGTCCAGCGTCGTGTCCTTCGCCTGGTACACCGATCCGAGGCCCAGGTCGGTGATCAACTGCGCGACAGTCCGGTTCGTCCACGCCCCCGCCTTCCGCTGCAACACGTCATCGTTCGACGGCGACAACGCGGCGATGTCGGCCAGGTCCTGGTCGGCCGCCTGATAGTCCGTGCCCGCGGACGCCGTCGACAGCACGCCCGTCCCGGTCGTGACCTTCACAAGCCCCGTCGAAAGCGACGACAAAGCCTGCTCGGCACTCAACGAGCCGTTCGCGGTCTGCGTGATGTACGTCGCATCGGTCGGCGCCCCGCCGCCACCCCCGCCCGCAGCATTCACCCACTTCCCGGAATCCTCGTCGTACGACAGCCCGTCGCCGTCCTGCACATCCGTAATCAGCACGTCCCGCAACTGCCGCAGAAACCGAGGCACAAACTGCGCCATCAGACCGAAACCCCCAACGCGTCACGGACCCGCTCCTCGAACCGGGCACGGTTAGCGGCGGTCGCCGGCAACACCCACCCGTTCGCGTTCGACGTCGCCCCGCCCTTGTGATGAATCCCCGCCGGGATCTCCCGCAACGCCATCCCGGCGAGCCGGGCGCGGAAACACAGGTCGTTGTCCGAGTAGTAGGCGGGCTCCTCGTACGCCTCGTCGAACCCCCCGAGTTCGAGGAGGTCGTCGCGCATCCCGGCCAGGCACCAGCCGTCCAGGTACGGGAGCCGCTCCCCGTCAACGAACGTGTGCTGATCGGTTCGCAGCTGCGGCCCCACGAGCACGCCGGGGCCGACCTCGCCGACGATCGCGGCCAGCCAACCCGGGTCGGTCGCGAACACGTCGTTGTTCAGGAAGCACACCACATCGGTGCGGGCCAGCTCGAGCCCGACGTTGCACGCCCGAGAGAACCCTTCGTTGCGGTCAAGCCGGACAGCGTTGGGGAGCGGAGGCTCTGAGCCGTTGTCGACGACGAGCACCTGTGCGCCGGTGTGAGCGACGGCGTTCCAGTAGTCCTCCGCAAGCTCCAAATGCGCGTGCCAAGGCGTGACGATCGTGACATCGGTCACACCGGCACCCCCGCCGCGTAGCGTGTCTCAGCGAGGCTCTTGTTGCCACCGTGGTTCAGCCGGTAAACCCACGTGGGCGCGTCACTGATCCTGACGAACTTCGCGCCGGCCGCGAGCGCGCGTGTCCACAGGCCGCGGTCCTCCTCGCGGGTCGCGTCCTCGTCATAGCCGCCAAGATCGAGGAACAGGCTCTTGCGCATCAGGGCGGTCGCGGGGATCGCCGGCGGCGCCTGGAAGTACCACCACGGATCATGGATGCCCCAGATCAACGGTGGCCCATACACGATGTCTGCGCCGTCCGTGGCTTCCCAGTGGAGCTCCAGGCAGCGGGGCAGGATCAGGTCGTCGTCGGCGAGGAAGAACAACCAGTCCCCGTCCGCCTTCGCGACCATCCGGTTCACCATCGCCGAGCAGCCCTCCAGTTCACTGTCCAGCATGACGATGTGCTCGACCGGCTTCAACGTCTGCGCGACGACCGAGGCGACGCATTCGTCCAGCATTGATTCCCGCCCTGTGACGGTGGCTGTGATGACGCTGATGCTCATGTGGCGTGCTCTGACGCGAACTCGAAGCTCGGAGCGTTCAACACGGCTTCCCTGAGACGCGGCCACGTCTCCTCGATCCCGTTGCCGCACACGTCCTGAATGTGGCCGTGCCAATGACCGTCCTCGTAGAAGTAGGTGCGCAGCGATGGTGGCCGCCGCCCGTCCTCGAGGTGCTGGTCGGCGACCCACCAGTCCCTGTCGAGTAGAACCTCGTAGCAGCCGTCGGATATCTGCCATCCCGGCGCTTTGAACCCCTGGACGAAGAACTCTCGGACGATCGGCTGGTCGAGCAGCGCCTCCATCCGGCCGCGGCTCCAGCGGGAGCACTCGTACGGGTCCGGGTGCGTCCACCCGTGAACAGCCAGATCGATCCAGTCAGGTATCGACCGCCAGAACTCCGGCGAGCCCAATCCGGGGACGGCAAACACGGTGCAACGAAAGTCAGGCCGCAGCTCGCGCAGTTCGTGGAGCCGGCCGAGCTTGTGGTTGTGCTCGTGAAAGTCGTCAAAGTCGTAGACCATTCACGCGGCGGCTTCCGCGAACTTCCGTTCGAAGTAGTCGGGGTATCGATCCCGCTGCCCTTCGGTGCCTTCGTAGTGCCATGCTTCGAGCCGTTTCACGTAGCCGCATGTGCCTCCCTGAGCGCGGAACCAGGCGCAGATTTCGACGTCGTCGCCGCCCCAGATCGGGTTCGATTCGCTGTAGCGAAACTCGTCGTACACCCATGCGGGGGCGGCGAGGAAGATCCCGCCGATCTGCGGCACGTCAAGGATGGTTTCGTCGCCGATCCGTAGCTCGCGAGTCGGGGAAGGGGGGTTGGTCAGCCCGAGGATGCGGGGGGAGAGGAGACAGCCGCCCTCGTAGGCGAGCCGTGCGACATCGCGGAGCGTGTTCGGCTGGGTGAGCTCGCAGTCGTTGTCGAACTTCACGACCACGTCGTAGTCGGCGCCGTGATCGAAAACGCCGAGTAGCCAGTTCAGCCCTCGGCTGATGCCCATGTTCGATTCCTCCCGATGCGCCATCGCGGGCTCGTACTCCTCTGCGAGCCACTCCCAAGTGCCGTCCGTCGATCCCTGGTCGAGCACGAGGTGATCGAAGTCGCAGCCGGCGAACTCCCGCAGGCTGGCGAAGCAATGCTTCGTGTACTCCAGCCGGTCCCTCGTCAATGTGAGAACAGCGATCTTCATGTCTTGTCGAACCACGCCAGAATCCCCACGTCGGTCGGCTCCCACAAACCCGAGAACCCGTGGTCAAGCACACGGGCGAGGAACTCGTCCGTGTCAGCCTCGTTGATGTGCGAGCCCTCGTAGCCGTCCCAGTTCCCGCGCAACGGAACGTCCGCGTAGACGCTCTTCACGTCCCACGCGTCCAGCAGCTTTTCGACCTCGTCCATCCGCATGTGCTCCAACACGTGGGAGGCGATCAGCGCGTCCGCCTGGATGCGGCAGTTCCACGGCCAGTCGATCAACGTCACCTTGCTGTACCGCGCGTCGTCGCACACCTGGGGCACGTTCGGGGTGATGTCGTAGTTCACCCACGACCGGATCTCCGGGAAGTCCGGGAGCGTGTCGGCTGCCAACGAGCCGCACCATCCGCCAAGCTCCACCACCGTTGTCGGCTTCCGGTGCTCGAGGAACAGCCTCACCGCCGCGGCGTTGTACTGCTTCTGCACGGGATGCTGCTCGGCCACCTCGGCGTTGAACGCCTGGTGCTGCTTGAACGTCATCTGGTCGTAGTCGGCGCGCCACTGGTCCCAGTCGATCCGCGTCGCGACCGTCATGCCGCCACCCTCGTCCCGCCCCGGGCCTCATGCCCGCGCGTCCACACCCTCCGCGGACGAGTCCCGGCGTCACGGTCGTTCACGATCTGCCACTCAAACCACGACGGCGGCCGCACGCCAAGCACACGTTCCGCCGCGACCATGCAGTCCGAGGCGCTCTCGAAGTCCTCCGCAACCGCAGAACCCGTCGCGAACACCTGCACCATCTGGAAGCACTGAGACTGCGGATTCCAACCGACCCGCAGATCACGTGTCTCGTTCCGGTCAACCAGCAGCAGGTAGTTGATCTCCCACGGCTCGTCGTAGGAGCCACGGTCGGCCCACTCGGTGACGGTCACGGCCGCATCCCTGACTGTGCGCGCTCCCGCTCGAGCTCCATCGCGCCGTACCCGACGTACTCCAGAATCTCGTCTTGCTTGGGATAGGGATAGGGGGGCGCGGCAGCGAGGAACCTCTCTATGGGATGTGTCCACGCTCTCTTCAGGAACCGGGCTGGATTCCCCGCCCATACCTCGTGCGGAGGAACGTCCTTCGTCACGACGGAGCCGCCACCGATGATCGCCCCGGCACCGATCGTCACTCTCGGCTTCACCCATGCGTTGCCGCCGATCCGAACGCCGTTCCCGATCAGCACATGGCCGCAGATGACCACGCCGGCGCAAAGCTCAACGTCGTCACCCACGATCGCGTTGTGGCCGACATGCACACGTGCTTGCAGGAACGTCCGCTCACCGATCCTTGTCGTCGGAGCATCCGGCAGTCCCGCGTCGACGGTGCAGAACGCGTGAATCAGCGCGCTCTCCGCGATCTCAGGCGCAACAGCCTCGTCGCCGACCCTCCAGCCGCGCGACTCCGGCGGCCCACCGACCGACGCCAACGGATGCACACCCGAAGGGCGGACGCCTTCAGCGTGAACGCCGGGCCAGCCAACCATGCCGCTCACGCCGCCACCTTCTTCGCGGCGCGCCGCTGCGCACGGTTCGCGGGAGGACGCAACGGCGGCACCTCACGAGGCTTCGACAATGCATCCAACACCGGCACCCAGTAGGTCTCGGTCACGTAGTCGGCGTCGTACTGCAACGCCCACTGCCGCGCCTCCTCGCGCATCTGCTGATCTCCGCGAGCCTCATAGGAGAGCTCGAGCGCACTGATCAGCTCCGACAACGCAGGCACCTTCCAGAACGACCCGGAACCGCTGTCGTACCACGGCTCCCCGTCCACCAGCCAGCCGCGGCCGACAAGCTCAGGCATCGCCGTCCAGTCCGTCGCGATCACCGGCGTACCGCACGCCTGCGCCTCCACGATCGGCACCCCAAACCCCTCCCCCAGCGTCGCGTTCATCAGCACGTCCATCGCGCTATAGACGCGGCCCATCTGCTCCCACCCGATCTCGCCCATCCAGTAACGGTCCTGGTTCACGAACTGCACCCGGCCGCTAGGAATCCCGTAGATCTCGAGCAGCGGGATCAGGTTGAGCCCCGCGTTGCGCCCCAACGCATCCGTGTGCAGGTACAGGAACGCGTCGGGGTGCTTGTCGAGGAACACGGAGAACGCACCGAACACCTGCGGGAACGCCTTACGTGGCACCTCCTGGCCCTGGTTGTTCGCGACCATCCCGACCACGAACGCGTCCCGCGGGATCTTCATCGCGTCACGGATCTCTTCCCTGTCCTCCCACGGCCGCAACAGGCGTGTGTCGACACCGTGCGGCACATACAGCGGGTCGAGGCCGGCCTTGCGCAGCCGGTCTTCGCCGAACCGAGACATCGCGATCGGCCGCGACTTGAACGACTCCAACGCCTGCAACACGCCCGGAGGACACGGGTCGTGATCAACCGGGCACCACGAGGCGAGGTTGAGGCCACGGTAGTCGGCAACCATGCCACCAAACTTCGGCTCCAGCCACGTCCACACGTCCTGCAAAGTGATCACCTGCACCGGATCACCGTCGCCGTGCCGCTCGACGTACTTGCGGAGCGCGTACTTGTTCATGCGGGTCAGGTCGGCCGGGTAAACGGTCATGCCTTCCCACGTGCCGATCGTCCCCTCGAGCCCGCAATACGCGGAGAGCGCGACGTCGTGGCCGAGCTCCCGGATCCGCGGCGTGAACAGCTTGGTTTGCTGGCCGTACCCGGTGCCGATCCACGGGGCAACGCTGTTCCAAACGATCTTCATCGCTGCCGGCGCTTCCCCGGCTCGGCCGTGGCCTCCTCAACGTCGAACTCGACGTTGACTTCCTCGAACAGATGGCCGAAAGAACCGAGGATCGGGTGGCCTTCCCTGACCAGGGTGCGGCCACGCGAGAACGTCACGTCAGCGCCACCGTACGGCGCGACGAAGTCCTCTTTCGGCGCATAGATTTTCCTGCCGCTTGTCGACATGGTTTCGTCTCCTTGTTGCCCAGTTGGTTTGGCGGGGGGCACCGGGCCGGACCCCCCGCCAACTGCTGCCCGAGATCGCTTACGACTTGATCTTGAGCGTCTTGAACGCCGCGGCCGTCCGCACGTCCGACGTGTTCCGCCAGTACGCGTAGAGGCCACGCTGCCCCTGCGGAAGGTGCGTCGTGCCGACCATGTGCGGGATGAACTCGACGTTCATGCCGACACGGTCGACGATCGTGAACTCGTTGAAGTCCCCGAACGTCATCACCGACGCGTTCGGAGTCGTGATCTCCGACGAGTACGCCGACCACTCCCGGTCACCGAACCCGAGCAGCCTCGCCGGGTTCCCGTCACCGAGCTGCACCCACAGATTCGCGCCGCCCGACGAATCGAACGTGCGGATCTTGTTGAACGCGGCGAACGACCCGACGAACGACGCCCGGGCCCGCCAGCGAGGCGCGAGCGCCTCCACCAGCGAGTACAGGTCGGCGACCGCCATGACGCTCCCCGTAGCGGTGAGCACGGTGCCGGTGGCGCCGACAAGCAGCCCCTCCGGCTCGTGCGACGCGTGCCCGAGACCCGTGAGGAACATCCCCGACTCGAGCGTGTCCTTCGCGTCCGAGAACAAGCGGGCCATCTCCGAAGAGAGCGCCCCCCAGTCCTCACCGATCTCGATGCTGTAACGCACGAACGCCTGCGCCTTCTCCACGTTCGCGACAGGCTGCGAGAACGTCGGGCTGTCGTCCGACACCTCGGTCAGCTCGTCGTCGTAGGAGGCGGTGACGCCGGCGGAGCTGATGCCCCGCCACTCGTTCCCGGTGATCGTGATCACCCGTGCGATCTGCCGGACCGGGTTGATCGCCCCGTCCGACGTGAGCACCACCGACGGGTCAAGCGCGTACGGCACCGCATACCCGCCGTTCCCGACCGTGAGGCTCATCGACGTGCGCTCCTCGTTCGTGAGCGAATGCTCACGACCGACCAGCATCTTCCCGAACGCACGCTTGTACGTCGGGTTGCCCGTGGTCAGGATCCGCTGGGCGATCTCGCCCGACATGTCCTGCTCCACGAGCCGCTCCACCCTCTCCCTGCCATCGGGGTCGGGGAAAGCCGACGTCGCGATCGACCGCTTCGCACGGTCACGGATCTCGTTGTCGTACTGGTCTGCCGACAGGCCACGCAGGGTGGACATGTCGTAGATGTTCTCGTTGCGGGTGGCGCCGGGCCGGGGAGTGTTGAACGTCAGCCGCTCGACCGACCGGGGGTTTCCGGACAGCTCGAGGGCACGCTTCGCGCGAGCCTCGAGCTCGGCGACGCGCTTGACGATCTCACGCTCTTCCTCGTCCATGTGGGCGTACTCCTCGCGCTGCTCGTCGTTGAAGGGAAGCCCGCGGGCCTCCTCGTCGATGCGCAGCAGAGCGGCCCGTACCTCGGCGAGGCGAGCGTTCAGCTCCTCCACGGACCGGAGCTCGTCTAGCTGAGTGAAGTCAGCCATGACAGGTACTCCTCTCGGTTCGTGAACTTCTTTTCCCGGTTGTCGCGGCGCTCCGGGGGAGAGGTGACCGAGGTCGGCGTCTCCGTGGAGGGTGCGGGGCTACCAGCACTGGTGTCAGCCGACCGCAGCCCCGCGGTCGCACCAGGATAGGCCGGGAAAGTCACCGGCCCGAACTCGTAAACGCGAAGCTCTTTCAGCGTCCTCTCCGGAAGCCCCTCCGGGTTGTGCTTTGACTTCCCGGGCTCCTCCGAGAACTCTTCGCGCATGCTCTTGAACCGGAACGACGCGCCATACAGCCCCTCACGCAGCCCCGGCTCGATGTCCCGCACGTACGGAGCGTCGAGCAGCGGAACCTCGTAGTAGGCGCCGACATCGTCCTCGCGGAGATCGTCGATCGGCCCGAGCGGCTTGTCGCCGATCACCGGGTCGTGGCCGTGCTGGAACAACGACTTGATGTTCGCCCGGTTCTCCCGGAACGTCTTCTTGTAGGCGCCCGGAGCGATCCGCTCGAGGAACCTCCCCTCGAACCACGAGTCGATCTCCGTCCACTCGTTGAACTTCGAGAAGTGACCGAACATCACGCGCTCCTCGGAAACCTCGGCGTCCGGTTCGGCGCTTCTCGCCTCGGTCTCGCGCACCTCGGGCGCCTCCCCGTCCCATGAAGCGACACGGTCGATGGAACGAACGACCGCCCGCTCACGAACCACCCGGCGAGCCTCCTCGAGATCGCCGAACCTCGAGACGGCCGCGTCAAACCTGAGCTTGTCCCCGGTCTCCGCTGCCCGCACGAGCTCCTTCTCGAGCGTTTCGCGCTCGTCGTGCTCCGGGCTTGCAGCGTCATCTTCGGGCTGGTTCCCGGGCACGGCGGCGCCCACCCCTGCCGGGGTGTTGTCTGTCGCGTCCATGCTCTGCTCCTAGTTGGCTACCGGGACCGCAAGAGCCCCGTTCGACGACCCGTTCGGGTCGATGGTTGCGCCCGGTTCCTGCAACTGCACACTCACAAGACCCGTGTGCTTCAGCAACGTCAGATCGTCCGCGTCAACAGCGTCGATCACGCTGTCAGGGTCATAGCCGGCGTCCACCAGCGTCTTGGAGGCGGTCGCCTTCAGCTGCATCGCCTCCGCAATGTCCTTCTGGTCCTCACGCAACGCCGGAACGTCACGGTCGTCGTACCAAAGCTCCGCGTCAGGAGGCACATCCACGATCCGTGACAGCGACCCGGCCGCGTTCCGCCACAACGGACGCATCGTCTGATCCGCAAACCGGCGGCGGGCCTGGCTGTAGTTCGAATACGTCGCCGCCGCCAACCCCTCGCTGAGCCCCACGATCACAGGAGGAACCCCTGCGGCCGCCGCGATCCGTGTCTCGCCCGCGCCCTGCGTGACCTTGAACTCCATCTGCCGGAAGTCCGCGCCGACCACGGTCGCGTCCGCACCGCCGCCAAGGTGCAGCGTCTTGTACGCGTTGCCGCGCCCCTCATGCTCGGTCTTGAACGCCTGAATCCACTCCCGGTACTTGTCCAGATCGTCAACAGGCCACTTCAACGCCAGGTTCACCGTGGCCCCGTTCTCGAAAAACGAAAGCTTGTGATCGGTGGCGGCCTTGTCGGCCATGACCTCCCGGACCACCGGCGTGATCCACGACATGCCCCGCCACCTGGCCTCCGGATCAGGGATCGGCGCGAAATGCGCCACCTCCTCCGGCAGATACAGAACCGCGGGAAGACCGGACCCCGGACCCCCAGGCTCATACACGTAGCCCGCCACCTGCGACCCCGCATCCCAAACCGTCGACTCGTCCTGGCTCGACCCCGACACGATCGTCACCCAATCCGGCCGCAACACCGCCAACGCCGGCCCCCACTTCTCCAGCAACACACGGACCACGAAAGCGTTCCCGGCAAGCGACCCAAACTGCTCCATCCGATACAAGAGATCCCCCGTCGTGCCACCCGGCCACGGCTGATTCAAACGCCGCAAAGCATCCGTCGTAAACAACCCACCCGGACGCCCCGACCTGAGCCGACGAAACGCGAACCTCGCCTCCGAAAACAACTTCGCGCGGTTGTCGATACACGAAAACACCACGCTCGAACCCTGGTAGGCGCCACGATTCAACATCGCGAAACTGCCCCCAACGCTCTCCTGCGGCGCCGACGGAACCGTGTACTGCACACCCTGAAACGCAAACGACATCAACATCGCGAAATCATCCATCGACAACACCGGATCCGACCGGGACGGCACAAGCTCCACGCCCTGCCGGCTCTGCCACGGCCAATTCGACGACAGCCAGCCCATCAGCCGAACGCCACCATCGGCCGCAGCTCCGGCACCGAATGAGCCTCGACCGCGACCGAATGCACCATCGCCGCCGCGTCCAACGCGTCAATCACCCGCACACGCTGATTACCCGTCCGCGAATCAGAAGGCCGCGCAAACCGCGCACCCCCATCCGGCAACAGCTTCGTCACCGCGTTCAACGCATGACGGCGCAGCCCAGCATCACCCGCGTGACGCAACGAACCCAACCGCAGCGCCGCCATGAACCGCTCGTAATCCTCGACCTTCGGCTTCGACGACTGCGCCCGGTACACGACCTGGAGCCCGAGCTCGTCCGCCAACCACGCAGCGATGTCCTCCGCACGAGACGAATCCATCACCACCGTTGACAACCGATACCTGGCCTGCAACTCCACGAACGCCCGCTTGATCAACCTGACGTCCAGCTGCTCGCCACCATCAGGCGGCTCAAGGATCGTCGCCGGCCCCAACTGCCGGTGCCCCTCCGACTTCCACCAGAACGGAACCAGCGCCGTCGTGTCGTGCTGAAACCCAACGTCGAAGCCGACCCAAACCTCCGCGTCCGACGGAATCGGCTCGGCCGTCGCCGCGTCATGCCACTCCGACTCCGCGATCGCAGCCGACCCCGACCGTGCAGCCACGTTGCACACAAACCGGGCCCAATGATGCGCAGACATCGTCGGCGACGAACGCTTCGCCGAAAGCGACTCCACCGTGATCGACGGCAACGGATTCGCGTGCTTCACCGCAACCATGTCATCCGGATCAGCGCCCTCCTCGAGCGCGTACTCGTGCAACACGATCGAGTCCGACACGCACCGAACGAACCCCGGCCGTGACTCCACCACAGCTGTCTCCTGACGCACCCGCTCCCGCATCTCCTCGAACAAGCCGCCAGCCTCACCCGCAGTCGAAATCCCAACCTGCTGCGCCCCCCGCTTGTCCAGCTTCCCGCGCCACGTCTCCCACAACTCCAAGTCCCGGTGGCGGTGCAGCTCGTCCAACAGCGAAAACGGAAACGGGATGATCCCGTCCCCCGACCCGGCATCAGCAGCGTGCACCTCGATCGACCCCAACACCTGCCCGCGCTTCGTCGCGCCAGGACTCCGAAGATCAATCCGCCGGTACCCGTCAAACGGCTCAAACCAAAACCCCGGATCGTCCAACTTCGACCGGCGCAAAAACCCCTTCGCCTGCCGATACATGATCCGAGCCTGATCCCTGGACGACGCGGCCACCGGGATCATCGCGTCCTCCGCGAACCGCAACCCGTACAACGCGATCGCCGCGATCAACGTCGTCTTCCCGTTCCCCTCCGGAACGATCAGCAAGTTCTCCTTCCGCCCAGAGAACAAGTCCGCCACGAACGCTGACTGGAACGGCTCGATCTCCCACGCGTCACCCGAGTCAAGAATCAGCCGGCGCGACCACGCCTCGAAATGACCGAGCTCGAACGGCTCGCCAGGCAACCTCCGACGCGAGCGTGTTGTCTCCGTAGCCGACACTCAGCCAGTGTGTTTCGCGAAAAGG